GATGGTCTGGGTCGGCGGCTTCTCGGTCGGCGGCGGGGTTGCGGGCTTGGCTGCGCCGGCGGGGTTGGCGTAGGCCTGCCACTGGCTTGCGTCGCCTCGGAAGTAGTTGAGGTCGAGCGGCCCGTTGTAGCCGCTGATCCAGCCGTTGGAGGTGTACTGGCGCATGGCCTCGCCGTAGATCGCGTAGTTCCACGGTCGGCTTTGGTAGCCGGTGGGAGCGTTGCTGGCGTACTGGGCGACCCACAGGCCGCAGTTGGCGCGCACGTCGCCGGGTATCTGGCCCAGCGCGCTGGCCTGCACGTACACCATGGGCCATACGCCGGTGAGCGTGTGGACGCGCTGGACGAACCGGCGAACCCAGTCGGAATTGCCCCACTGGGCGTTCTGATAGGACTCCCAGTCGAGCACGAGCACGGCCCTGCCGATGTAGTCCCTCGCCCGGCCGACGAAGTAGTCGGCCTCGGCCTCGGCGTTGTTGCCGCCGGCGTAGTGGTACAGGCCGAGGCTCTTGCCCCGGTCTGTCACGCACTTGGCCTGCGTGCGCCAACTGGAGTTCTCGAAGCCGATGCCCTGGGACACCTTGACTACGGCGAAGTCGTAGCTTGCGGTGCAGGTCACGTTAGCGGCCTGCCAGCCGGCCACGTCGATGCCGACCATGTCGGCCATCGCGATCGCCGGCGTGCACGCGAGCAGCACGGCGAACAGTGCCGCGATGAGGGCCTGTAGCGGCTTGCTTTTGTTCTTGATTTTGCCCATTCGTTTTCCTTCCTGTGTTGGGTGGGCATATGAAACAGCCCCCGCCGGGATGTCCGGCGAGGGCTAAACCTTCTTGGGGGCTATCGGCGCGTCCTGTATGTCCTGGTTGACTTGGGTGCCGTGCCCGTTGCCGCCGAGGCTGTGGTAGCTGTCGTAGACGAGCTGCGCGGTCCGTTTGGCGGTGTTGTCGGCGATGCCGTCGTTGGCGACCATTTCGCGCTGCATCTGTTCGAGCTTGCACAGCAGGAGCACGCGCACGCCGGTCTGCATGGCGTCGGATTTGCGTCGGTAGCCGCGCCACCAGCCGAGCATGTATCCGCCCAGGGCGGTGATGATGCCGGTGGCGGCCCAGACGGTGAGCTGCTGGGCTATGGGGTTCACTCTCCGCTCCCCTCGTCGAGGCCGGCGATGTATGCCCGTACGGCTTCGCGGCCCGCTTCGGGCACGTCGTCGATGGTCTTGCGGCCGGCGATGACGAGACGGGCGTAGACGCGGATCATGGCTTTGCTCATGCTTCACCCCCTGACAGCAGCTGGTAGATTTCGGCCAATGCCTCGTCCTGATCGAGGCTGGACGCCTCCAAGCCGGCGAGGCGCTGACTGTCCGATTTGGATGCCTGCACGCAGTCGAGCCAGATGCTGTCGGCCTGTTCGATGGCTTCCTGTTCGGTCAGGTCGCGGATCGTGTAGGCTTCGTCGGCGGTGTATTCCGTCCATGCGGTTTCGCCGTCCCCGTGCATGACGGTGGTGATGTTGCGGCGGATGCGGATGTCCGCGAGGCCGTCGCCGCGCGGGTAGTAGCTGACCTCTTCGAGGGGTTCGAGGCTGGATACGGTCTGGAGCATGGGTTTTCCTTCCTGTGTTGGGTGGATAAATACCGGGTTGCGCGGCGCATGGTGTGGTCGATGCGGTGGCGTCGCCGGTATCGGATGCTGTCGCTGTTGCGCAGGTATCCGTAGTAGGAGCAGCAGCGTCGCGCGAGCTGTTCGGTCATGGGCCGGCGTCTGGCGCGGTTGAAGGTGCGGCGGGCGCGGAGGAACACGCCGCTGCGGATGTTGACGCGGCCGTGGGGTCGGAACGTGTAGCCGACCATGTCGATGGGTTCGAGGTCGAGGCGTTTGCAGTTCCATTCCTCGTGCACGTCGAGTTTGAGCGCGTCCTTCAGGTAGCGGACGATGCGGCGGGCGGCGATCTTCAAATCTCGTTTGGAGGTGCCGATGAGCAGCAGGTCGTCCATGTACCACAGTTGGTGCGTGATGAGCCGGCGGCGGGTGATCTCGCCGGTGCGCCGGCTGGTGCGTTCGATGGTCATGGCCGGCGATTCGATCCAGTGGTAGGCGTGGCTGAGGTAGTAGTTGGCGAGCCATTGGCTCAGGTAGCTGCCGATGTTGAGGCCGTTGTCGCCTTGGTACCGGTCGATGAGGTGGAACACGAGGCGCAGCAGGATCGGGTCGCCGACGTCGCGCGTGAGCATCGCCTTCAATGTGGGGCGGTCGATGCTGGGATAGTATTTGCGCACGTCGAGCTTCACGAACCATTTGCTGGATCGTTCGCGTGTCCATCGTTTGATCGCGCGGCGGGCGTCGATGGTGCCGCGATTGGGGATGCTGGCGGTCTGCCATCGGCCCACCTTCGCGTCGAACAACGGCTGGAGGGCCATGACGGCCACATGGTCGTAGATTTGGTGGCGTACCGATTCGCGGCCGATGACGCGGTGTTTGCCGCTGATCGGTTCGACGCGGTTGAAGTACGTGATCCTGGTGTCGCGGTATCGGCCTTCGCGTATCTCGTCGGCGATCCGTTCGGCGAGCCGGTCGAGGTCGGGGTGGGTTTCGAGGAAGCGGGTCACGTCGCGGCGGGACCGTTTGCCCTTGAGGTAGTGATCGATCGCCCTGCGGACGAACATGGGCGTGGCGCAGCGGGTGTGCTTGCAATGGGTTTTCAGAGCGTTTCCTATCTGGACTATGCCGGCGTTCGACGGTGCTGGATGGGTTCGCCTACCGGCCGGGTGCTCGGTTTGATTTTCGGCTGGGCCGTGGCTTGCCCTCTCACTGGCTGGCGTGGAGGGTAGTTGTGGCGTAATGGCGTATATGCGTTGACAGGTTCCTGATATGCGGCCCCCGATGTTCCACCTGCGATTCGCGAGGTCGTTCCTGAGGTTCGCGGCGAAAGCGCCGCAGGCAGCCCCATCCCTGAGGTTGCCGAAGCGCTGCACCACGCACGGACGTCGGAGGCGTACCGCCACAAATCCCAAAGAGTTGCGAAACGTAGAAAGGGGGCTTTCGCCCCCTCGCTTCGCTTCACCCCCATCGCACTGCGGCTACGCCTTCGTGCGACCGAGCGCAGACAGGCGGCCCCCGATGTACCACCTGCGAAGCGCGAGGTCGATCCAGAGGTTCGCGGCGAAAGCGCCGCAGGCAGCCCCATCCCAGAGGTTGCCGAAGCGCCGCACCTGTCGGAGGCCTTGGGATGTGAGCGGGTTGGCTTCGATGGCGTCGCACATGCCGGTGGTGCTCGTCGCGTTCAGGCCCGTGGGGATGATGACGCCGTTGGACAGGGTGAAGTCCTCGGCGTAGCGCCATGAGTCGTTCGTGGTCTTGTCGCGTGCGGTGAATTCGCCGATCTTGGTGTAGTTCGCCGTCGAGGTCTTGGATGCCTTGGTGATGTCGAACACGCGGTAGAGTTCGATGCGGCCGAGGTTGTCGTTGTCCTTGACGGCGTTGGCGATGAGGTCGGCGTCGCTTTCGTAGATGCCGTTGAACAGTTCGATGCCCTGTAGGCGGATGGGTTGGTGGTCGGCGGCGGACGCGGTGGATGGGCGGCCGTCGGTGCCGAGCAGCTTGTCGGTGGCCCCGGTCTTCCACGGCATGCTGTTGACGAAGCATGCGGTGGTCGTGGTGATGGCGTCGCCGTCGAGGTTGAGGGCGGTGTTGCTGGCGTCGATGGCGGTCTTGCTCAGGATGGTGCGTGCCCGGGCGGCGCTGTAGTTGCCGGTGTTGTTGCGTTCCTTGTCGGTGCCGACGTTGACGGTGCTGCCGACGTCGAAGTTGTTGGCGTAGCTGGTGGCGATGATGACGCGCTTGACGCCGGTTTCGGCCTTGGTGACGGCGGTCTGAGGCGTGTACTTCCAGCAGCCGCCGAGCACGTCCGAGTTTTTGGTGGCGTATTTGAGCATGAGCATGAGCTGGACGTAGAAGGTGTCGCCGGCGCAGCGGCCGGCGTAGCCCTTGCCTTTCTTGAGCGCGTAGTCGATGGCTCGGTTCTGGGAGCCGAATTCGCGGTCGATCTCCTTGCCGCTGACGGACAGGGGGCGTTGCTGGGAGTCGAGGGAGGCGGCGTATTTCGCGAACAACAGGCATGGCCGTTTGCTGCCGTCGGGCAGCAGCACGCCGGGCAATGGCGCGTAACCGTCGTACTGGGTGTCGCTGTACAGGAATTCGTTGTGGGTGCTCGTGCTTTCGAGCTTGTAGTATCCGGGGCATGTCATGACGTACACGTCGCCGTTGCTGCCGTCGCGTTTGAAGCGGGTGTCGATGCCGTCGATGGCGGTGACATGGGGCACGCCGTCGTCGTCCACGGTGGCGTTGACGTCCCATGTGCGGAAGGCGTTCAGGGGCGCGTAGTCGTCGCGTCCGGCCTTGGCGTTGGTGCTGATCTCGATGGTCAGGTTGGCGTTGTCTCGGGTCTTCACGCCGGTTGGCGTGTTGCTGTACGTGTATTTGGGAAATCTCACGCCGTACACCTTGCCGTCCTTGTGGGCGGCGAAGTAGGCGGCGATGTTGCCGTATTCGCCCTTGGTGCCGTCGTACTCGAATCGCACGCCCTTGGCGGCGTTGGCGTGCACCTTGGCGATGAGCTTGGCGGTGTCGGCGAGGGTCATGACCTTCTGTGTGTTCGCCATGATGGCTCCTTCCTGTTTATCGGTTGATGATGTCGAGCGCCCAGTCGATGTCGGACTGGGTGAGCGGCGGGATCGTTTCGGCGTCGGACAATGCCGGCGCGATCACGCTGTCGTACTGGGTGTCTATGTCGGATTGGGTCGCGAAGACCACGCCGGCGGCCGCGCTGGCGGCGATCTTGGCCTTGCAGTCGTCGGAGAGCTGCCGGTATTCGATCACGCTGGTGCGTGCCGCGTCTGCGGCGTCCTTGGCTTCGCCGGCCGCGCTGACGGCCTTGTTGATGGCCGTGGTCGCGTCGTCTATGAGCTTGTCGAGCACACCCATCTGATCCTGCGCGTCGGGCGCGGTCGCGTCGAACACGGCTCGTTCGACGATGCCGTGGAAGTTGCGCGAACAAGTCTTCGTGCCGTTGACGCTGACCTCGATGCCCATGAGGATCGCGCCGGCGTGCTGCAACGCCTTGCGCGGCACGGCGACGCGGTACGTGGCCGTGGGGATGCCGAACACTGCCGGCATGCTCACGCGGTCGCCCAGCCCGCTGCCGGGCGCGGTGTTGTAGGCGAGCGCGCAGGTGATTCCGTCGGTGCTGGTGATGGGGGTGCCGTTGTCGGTGAGTTCGACGGTGATGGTGCGGCCGTTGATGTCGCCGGCGTTGAGGCGGATGTCTGCGATGTAGCCGTTGGCGAGGTCGAGTTGGATGGGTTCGCCTGTGGCTTCGCGGAAGCTGTCAAGCGTTGCCATTGTCGTCGTCCTTGTTGAGTTGGTCGGTGAGTCGTTGGTTTTCCTTGGCGAGTATGTCGATCTGGGCTTGCAGTGCGGCGATCTGTATGGTGCTGTCGGCGATCATTTCGCGGAGTTTGCCGATCATGGCCGGGTAGAGGTTTTTGTCGTCCATCAGTCGTGGTCCTTTCCGTTGTCGGTGCGGGTGAGTGATTCGATGAATCGGTCGGTTGCGGTGGCGATGTCGTCGGCGTGGTCTGCGAGGAGGTTGCCGAGTTCCGTTGATTCGACGCCGTCCGGCAGCGCGATGGTCGTCGGGGTGTCCGTTTCGTCGGCGGATGCGATGGTTGTGGCGGCGGATGGTAGGGGTGGGAGGCCGAGTAGTCCGCGCGTTTTGTTGCGTCCGGCGGTGAGCTGATCGTCGGGTGTGTTGTCGGCGAGCGCTGTGGTGGTGTGAGCGTTGATGGCTGTTTCGATGGCGTTGTAGGCGCTCGTCCATGCGTTTTCGCCGGTGTCGGGGTCGGTGTCTGGTTCGCCGTTGCTGCGGACGTGGAGGATGGCGGCGACGGCTTCGATGTCGTTTTCGATGCCGAGGAGTGTGCGCCATGATGCGATTGCGGCGAGTGGTATGGCGTCGTGGCGCATGCCGGGTGTGGGTGGGGTGGTGGTGATGGTGGTCATTCCGTCGGTGACTGCGGCTGGCGGGGTGGTGTCGGCAGTGGTGAGGGGTCGGTCTATGAGGAGGGTGGGTTGGCCGTTGATGGTGGTGATTTGCATGGTGTCTCCTATTTTTTGAGGAATCCGATGGTGTTGAGGTAGTAGTTTTTGGTGCCGTTGAATAGGTTGGTGTTGTCTACGTTGATGGAGAGGTTGGAGACGACGCCGGTGCTGGTGTTGTGGTTCCAGTGTGCGTTGACATTGGTTACGACCTGCGCCGGCCCGGTGGATACCCATATGAGCCAGCCGCTTGCCGTGCAGTCGGATACGGTGCTCCATATCAGCGCCCAGTCGTCGCCTCGGTGGTCCACGGTGGCGAGCGCCTTGTATGAGCCGTATTTCGCGGGTGCGGGGGCCGTGAAGGTGAATTGGTGGTATTTCATGGCTGTGTCGTTTACGTTCTCCCACCAGGATCCCAGGAAGGTGTGTCTTCCGTAGATGCCGCCGAGGAAGCCGCCGAGATGCAGGTATCCGGTGCTGATGTCGGCGATCATGCCGACTTCGCCGTTGCTGTCGGCTGCGGTGGCGTAGGCTTTCGCCTTGCTGCCGGTGGCCTTGACTCCTGCGATGCAGGCGGCGGACGGGGACCATGCGTTTAGGGTTGCCTCGCCGCCGTAGGCTTGCCGTGAGTAGAGGTTGAGGCTGCCGCCGCTGTCGGTGTCGGTGGCGTCGGAGTATTTGGTGTTGGTTGTGAAATACGCCTGCGATTCGATTGCGCTCGTGTCGCTGGGGTACTTGCGGCTCCAGAGACGGCCGAACGCGCCGGGGGTGCCTTTGGTGCGGTAGCCGGACAGTAGGGCGATGCCGCTCATGGTGTCGTTTTTGTTGTTATTGGAGTATGAGAAGATGCTTGGGCTGGAGGCATAGGTGCCGTCGAGGGGGAAGCTGATGCCGCTGCCCTTGTAGGTTTCCGTTCCGCCGATGTCGTAGCTGTTGAAGTCGGGGCTGATCTTGACTCGTCTGCCGGTGCTGGCGGTCTGGAAGGTGCCGGTCAGGAGGTTGTTGGCGCCGTCGCCGTCGAAGTGGACGGTTTCTTTGCCATTGGCGTCGGTCATGACGAACTGGCCGGTGTCGAGGTTCCAATAGGAGCGTTTGCCGGTGATGATGCCGGTCTTCATGTACGTGGCGTTGATGTACAGCAGGCCGTTGGACAGGTAGATGCCTTGGGTCTGGCCGTTGTTGGTGAGTTTGTTGAAGATGTATGTCTGGGTGAGTTCTCCTTCGAAGGTGTCCACGTAGCTGCGGGCGGCGGTCTCGTCGGTGCATTGCAAGCCCGTCCAATACCAATCCGCGTCGCTGGTGGTGGCCGTGTTGCGATCGACCTGCATCCACAGGCGTGCCGTTTTGGCGTTCGCCGGCACGGTATAGCTGCCTGATACGTATGTCCAGCCACTTGCCGTGGCTGCGGCTTTGGCGACGGTCTGCCAGTGGTTGGTGCCGCTGGTGTCCACCCAGTAGATGCCGAAGCTGCTGGTGACGCTGCCGGATTTGCGGTATGCCCAGCCGGACAGTCGGAACGTGTGACCCCGGAATGTGTCGAGCATCCAGCCGAAGCTCGTATCGCGCACGTTGCCCAAGTGGATCGCGGTGGCGATGCCTTCCGGGTGCGCGGCCGGCAGTGTCTTGGTGAGCTTGCTTGAACCGAGCTTGTCGAGGTCGTAGTCGGGGTTGCCGTTCGGGTTCCGCACGAGGTTCGACCCGTAGGCCATGATCGTCTCGGCGTAGGTCTTCGCGCTGGACAGGGCCGTATTGGCTTTGGTGGTCGCGTCGCTCTTGGCGCTGCTGAGCGTGCTGGAGCCGACGCTGTCGGCGTAGGCCTTGGCTGCGGTCTGCGCGTCCGTGGCGAGTTTCTGGGCTTGGGTCTGGGTGGCGAGGCTGGAGGCCTTGTTGCCGTTGATGGTGGAGTTGGCGGAGAGGCTGAATTCGCCGGTGTCCATATCCCAGAAATTGAGGCCTTTTTTGTCGGTGAGCCGGCCGGCCTTGACGAGCGCCGCATCCAGCACGCCGGTCTTCATATAGGTGGCGTTGAGGTAGAGGAGCCCGCCGCTCAGGTAGATGCCTTGGGTTTTGCCGTTGTTGGTGAGCCGGTCGAAGATGCTGCGTTGGCCCAGCGATTCGTCGAGCGCGTCCACGTAGGCCTGAGCCGCCGCCTTCGCGGCCTCGCTGTCGGTCTTGGACTGCGCCTTCGCGGCCGTCTCGGCCTCGCTCGCCTTGGTTTCGGCGTACTTCTTCGCCTCGGCGAGCTTGGCCGTGTCGGCAGCGTCGGCCTGACGTTTCGCCTCGGCGATCGCCGCCTGCTTGGCCGCATCGGTGTACGAGTTCGCGTCGGCGAGCGCTCCGTCTGCGTATTGTTGCACGGTTTTGCCGCCGACGGTGCTGCGGGCGGAGAGGCTGAATTCGCCGGTGTCCATGTCCCAGTAGTTGAGTCCTGCGGCGTCGGAGAGGCGGCCGGTGAAGATGGTGTCGGCGAAGATGCCTTTGCCGTTGGCGAGAGAGCGGAAGTCCCAGTCTCCGTTTGGTTTTTTTGATGATGCGATGCGCCAGAAGCCGCCGCCGATGTGGATGCATTGGGTGGGGTTCTGGTCTTCGGGCTTGTCGTACACGTAGATGCCTTGGCCGGGTTTGAGGTACGTGTATCCGCCGGTGGCGTTCATGATCTGGTTGATCCGGTCGATGAGGTCCTTCATGTACGGGCCGGTGCCGCCGGCGGCGCTGTTCCACGCGCCGGAGCTGGAGACGAGTTTGTCGAGCGCCTGCTGTTGGGCGGCGAGGCGCTGCGTGTAGGATTGCCGGATATTGCCGAGGGTGATCTTGGTGTCGGCGAGGCTGCCGGCCAGGTCTTCCTCGATCTGGAGGATGCGGCCTTCGAGGCGCAATGGTGTGGTGAAGCTGGTGTCGATGATCTGCACGCCGTCGCCGACGTCCGCGCCTTCCGGGTCGTAGCCGGCTTGTCCGAGGGCGGTCACGTCGGCCGTGTAGGAGACGACGGGCGTGGTGCGGGTTTTGAGCGCGTTTTTGGTGAGGTTTAGGAGTTCCTTGGGGTCTTCGCAGTCGGGGAAGTCCACGGCGGCTTCGCTGTGGTGTCTGGTGCCGTCGGCTCCCACGATGCCCCAGTTGGCGAGCGCTTGGTCGTCTTGGACGTAGGGTTTGCCGTTGTTGACGTCGGCGAAGCTGATTTTGCGGCCGTATCCGCCGGTGGCCTCGCCTTCCTCGTTGGTTTGTTCGATGCCTTTGCCCCACCCGTAGAGGCGGGTGATGACGTCGCCGCTGTCGATGTCCCGTTTGATCTGGGTGAGGTCTTTGCCGTATTCGAAGCGTTTCGTGGTGTTGGCGGTGCCCCGGTGTTCGACGAGGTGGATGATGCGCCGGCCGATCCGGTTGCCGGTCGGGTCGGGCTGGTATTCGGTCTGGACTTCGAGCCCGTAGGTGTCGGCGATTTTCTGGATGGCGTCGAGGGCGGTGCAGTGGTAGAAGGCGAGGTTCGCCGTGCCGGTGATGGTGCCGGTCTCGACGGTGCCGACCGCCCACCGGGTGCCTTCCAATGCCTTGGCGAGGCAGGCTTTGGCGTTCGCGTTGCGGTTGCGTTTGTCCTCGATATAGGTGCGCGAGAGTTCCGCGATGCTGCCGGCGCAGTAGGCGACGGTGACGGGCATGCCTGCGGCGCGGGCGGTCTGGGTGGACTGGCATAGGTATTCCGCCCAGCGGCCCATCGAGTCCTTGAACGCGATGCGTTCGTCCTTGTTGATCTCGCCGATGGTGGTGATGTCGAGGGTGTCGGTCGCGTCGGTGGCTCTCGTGCGGATGGCCTTGATGGCGTAGGGCAGGTCGCCGAGCGGGTTGCCCCAGCGGTCGAAGATCATGTATCGCATGAGTGTGCTCCTAGATGAGTGTGAGTGGCCTGTACGCGAGACTGGCGGCGGTGGCTCCGGTGAGGGTGAGCGTGTTCAGGCCGGGCAATAGGGGGAAGTAGTCGGATTCGAGTGTGGGTGTCATGAGGTTGCCGTTGACGCGCAGCTCCCGGTGGTCGGGGTCGGTGTCGATGGAGATGCGTCCGGTGATGGCGGTGGTGGACGTGACGGCGAGTTTGTGGCCGTGCGCGTCCTTGATGCTGACGGTCTTGGCGTCGGCGGCGGGGGTGAGCGTCCATGTGGGCCAGCATGGCCGGTTGCCTTTGACGTGGATCGTGTTCGCGTCCGTTTTGAGCGCGATGGATCGGCTGCGGCCGATCAGGTAGGGGTGGGCGTCGATCTCGGCTTGCACGAGGGTGGCGATCTGGTGGTCGCCGGCCCATTTGTCTTCCCACGCGCCGAGGCTCATGCGGCCTTGGTATTCGCCGGGCAGGCTGCGCCATGAGAGTGAGACTATGGTGCCGGCTAGGGCGGCGAGCCGGGTTTTGGCGGCGAGGATGTCGTCTTCGCCGCCGATGGCGTACAGGCTGAGCGTGATGGCGCGGTCGCCCATGTACGCTGCCCCGGTCGGGTCGGTGAGGGTCAGGTCGAGCCGGCCGTCGCGGCCGGGCATGTCCTGCATGCTCAAGGTCGGTTTGGCGGCGTCGATGGTCACGCCGTCGGAGGATAGGGACAGCATCATGCGTTCCAGCGGGACGCCGTTGAGCGTGGGGTCTTCGACATGCGGCAGGCGCATGCGTCGCTGGTAGAGCATGATGCTGTCCTCTCTGGTTTTAACGGCCTCTCATGGCGAGGTAGTTGAGTTCGTAGCTCATGGGTTTGGCGAGCTTGCCGGCCATGACCTCGCCGCCTCGGTCGGACAGGTTGAGCGTGATGCCGCTGCTGAGCGCCTGATCGATGGCGTCGATGATGTCCTGTTTGGTCGCGTATTCGCCTTGGCTGCTGTCGATCGTGTAGGCCATCCGGCCGCCCGTGATGCGGGTCTGGTAGGCGTATGGGGTTTCGAGCATGCTGGTGTCGGTCTTCAGGCTCACGGTGGGGATCATGTCGGTCAGACCGTCGATGCTGTCCTCGACGAGGCCGCTGGCCTTGTCGATGCCCTGGGCCATGCCGGCGGGTATCCATTTGCCGACCTCGTCGCGGAAGATGCGTGACGGGCTGTGGATGCCGAGCACGCTCTTGGCCCAGCCGACGAGGCTGCTGCCGAGGTTGCTGATCGTGTTCCTGACCCACTGGAACGCGCCGCCGATGCCGTTGATGAGGCCTTGGATGACCTGACGGCCCGTGTCGTACAGCCATCGGCCCGCGCCGCTGACCGCGCCGAGCACGGTGTCGCGGATGCGGCCGACCGTGTTCGACACGGATTGGATGCCGTTGGACACGGCCGACGTGATCCCGTGCCAGATGTTCGACAGGTACGAGCTGACCGAGTTCCATACGCTCGTCCACACGCCGCTGATGGCGTTCAGGACGGTCGAGATGGTGTTGCTCACATTCTGGATGCATGTGGACACCACGCCGCTGATCGCGTTCCAGATGGTGGACGCGACGGACCTGACCGCGTTCCAGATGCTCGTCCACACGCTCTGGATCGCGTTGAGGACGGTGCCGATCGTGGTCCTGATGCCGTTGATGATCGGCATGAAGAACGCGACGATCTTGTTCCACACGTCGGTGAAGAACGTGCTGATGGCGGTCCATACGGTGGTCCAGACGGCCTTGATTCCGTCGAGGATGTTCGACAGGAACGCTTTGATGCCGTCCCATGTGGTCGTGAAGAAGTCCTTGATCGCGTCCCATGCGCCCTGCCAGTCTCCCTTGAGGAAGCTGAGGAACACGGCGATGACGGTGCGGATCGCGTTCACCGCGGTCGAGATGTAGCCGCTGATGAGCGTGAAGATCGTGGAGACGACGTTGTAGATCGCCGTCCAGATGGTGCTCCACACGGTGTTCGTGCTGTTCATCTGCTGGGTGATGAACGAGAGTATCCAGCCGAACACGGTGTTGATGCCGTTCTGGATCGCCTGCAAGGGTGCGACGATGAGCGCGCCGATGACGGTGAACACGTTGACGATGAAGTCTCGTATCCCGGTGAAGATCGTCGTGGCGGTCGTGCTGATGCCGGTCCACACGCCGGACAGGAACGTGGTGATCGACGTCCATGCGCCGGTGACGCCGCCGCTGATCGTCTGCCATAGGCCCGTGAAGAAGCCGGCGATGCCGTCCCATGCGGATTGCACGGTACCTGTGATCGTGGCCCATAGGTTGGCGAGGAATTCGCCGAGCCCGTTCCATAGGTCTTGCGCGGTGGCGACGATCGTGTTCCACGTGTCCGTGAGCCATGAGGTGAACGCGGCCCATGCCTTGCGGCCGACCTCGGTCTGGGTGAAGAACCAGACGAGCGCGGCCACGACGGCCGCGATGGCGACGGCGATAGCGCCAATGGGGTTTGCCGCTATGACGGCGTTGAACGCGCCCTGCACGGCGGTCGCCATTTTGGTGGCGGCGCTCCACGCGGTCTGAGCCGTCTTGACGAGGCTGAGGCTGGAGCCCATCTGTTTGAGCATTTGAATCGGGCCGCCCAAGTCCATCATGAGCATGATGCCGTTGCTGATGCCCTTGGCGGCGGTCGTCACCGTGTTCATGGTTCCGGTGAGCGCCTGTAGACCGCTGTTGAGCGCCTGATAGCCCTTGACTGCGGCGAACGCGGTGCCGATGCCGATGATGATGGGCGCGAGTTCCTTGCCGTGCTGGATGAACCAGTTGAGCGTGTCGGCGACGAGTTTGATGCCGTCGGCGAGACCTTCGGGAGGGATCATGTGCGCCCAGTCGATGACCATGTTGACGACGCCCATGATCGCGTCCCTGATGGTGTCCCACGCGGATTTGAACGCGGTGATCGCGCCGTTTTCCTCCAGTTTGGAGTAGAGGCGCTGGAACCAGCCGATGAGCCCTTCGATGCCTGCCTGGACGACGGGCACGGCGTTGGTGACGCCGTCGGCGATCCAGCTCATGCCGCCGGTGATGGCGGGTTTGACGCTGTCGAGCACGCTCGCGCCGAGCTTGACGAACGCGGCTTCGAGGTTGCCGGTGGCTCCCTCGATGGTGCTGGCGGATGTGGCGGCTTCCACGGCGGCGTCGGTGAAGCCGAGCGACATGATCGCGTCGTTGAATTCCTGCGCGGTGATCTGCCCGTCGGCCATCGCGTCGCGGAAGTTGCCGGTGTAGGCTCCGGCCTCCTTGAGTGCCTGTTGGATCTTGCCGCTCGCGCCGGGGATCGCGTCCGAGAGCTGGTTCCAGTTCTCGGTCGTGAGTTTTCCCTGGCCGGCGGTCTGCGTCAGCACCATCGCCACGGACTTGAAGGTGTCGGCGGAGCCGCCGGCGACGGCGTTGAGGTTGCCTGCGGCTTCGGCGAGCCGGTCGTAGTTGGGCACGCCGTTGGCGGCCAATTGGGCGGTGGTGTTGCGGATGTCGTTGAGGTCGTAGACGGTCTTGTCGGCGTAGTCCTGCGTGCTGGCGGTGAGTCGTTTGATCTGCTGTTCGCTGACGCCGGCGAAGTTCAGGGTGCTGGCGAACTTCTGGGCGCTGTCGGATGCGCTGGTGATCTCGCCGGACAGGCCCATGAACGCTTCGATGGCCTTGCCCGCGACGCTTTGCGCGATGCCGGTGATGACGCCGAGTTTCGCGCCGAAGCCGCCGGCGAAGCCGTTGCCGGCTTTGATGCCGGCGGTGTTGCCGGCGGTTTCCGATGCGCTGCCGAACGCCGATTCGATGGCCTTGCCGACGCCCTTCATGCTGGGCACGATCTGTACGAACGCGGTGGCGATCTCGATTGCCATGCTATGCCTCCCTGATGGTGGTGCGCGGTGCGGCCAGGTATGCGGCTAGTTGTTCGTCGTCCATCGCCATGACCTCGCCGCCCGTGGCTTCATGCCGGACGGTGCCGGGGCGTTGGAGTTGTCCGCGCCAGCGCGCGCCCTTGCGTGAGGCTTCCTTGGTTTTCGTCCAGGCGAGGAACGCGAGGCTGTCGCGGATGTCGGCGAGGAGGTAGGTTTGGTCGTCCCATGCGAGGCGCGGGTTGAGTTTTTGCCAGATGATGGCCCGACGGGGAAGGTTGGCGGCCAGTGCGGCCGCCCGGTTGGCGGGCAGTTCGCCAGTCCATATGAGGTCGGTGTTAAGCCCATAGAAACGCTGGAAGTCCGCTTCGAGCGCGTCGGGTGCCGTGGCGAGCATTCCTATGAGCGTCAGGAGTTTGGGGCGACCTGTTCGAGGAGCTGGGCGATGAATTCGCTGACCTTGTCGATGCTCACGCGCCCGGTGTCGGGGTCGCGCAATGCGTCCTTCATCGCCGTGTACTGGTCGCCGCACAGCTTCTTGAGGAAGGGGACGATGGCGAACGCGCCGCTGCCGTCGCCTTCCTGCGCGTTCTGGAGGTCGTAGAGGTATTCGACCATGTCGAGGTCGTTGAAGATCGCGGGGCTGACGGCGAGGGTGACACCCATGGCCTCGACGGTCTTGGGCTGGTTTTTCGGGGTTTTGTGGTCCTGCGGCTGCTTGGCTGCCATATGCGTGTCCTTTCAAAGGGTCAAGGGTGCGCCCGCCGGACGGCGGGCGCGGGGTGGGATCACTTGCTGAGCGAGGCGGTGGCGACGTTGGCGATGTATTCGACGCTGGTGGCTCCGTTGATGAGGTCGCTCGGGTTGGCGCTCATGGTCACGCCGTAGCCGATGGCGTCGCCGGCGCTGTAGGTGGTGTCGTCGAATTCGGTGATGGTGCCGTCGGCGACGACGATGCGCTTGACTCGGTTGCCGGTCATGGCGATCTCGAACACGAGCACGAGGCTTTCGCCGGACGGGATGGCGTGGTAGACGGTGAGCTTGTCTGCGGTGCCGGTGACGTTCGCGGTGCCGAAACGCAGTTTGAGGCTGGCTTCGTTGGTTTCGATCATGTTGAACTGCCATGTCTCGCCGTAGCCGCTGATCTCGGACAGCACCTTGATGCCGCCCATCTCGTTGATGTCGGTGGTGTCGGTGTCGGTGGCGTTGGTGACGCCGTCCTCCGACAGGTAGCCGACGCAGGTGTAGGCTGCCGGCAGTGCGGTGGTCGCGTCGGTGGGCAGGGCGGTGCCGGCGGGCGCGTAGTAGAGGCAGCCGGTCTTCTTGGGCTTGCCGAGGCTGACGTTTTTCTTGTTGTTGTGGTTGGTTTCGGCCATGATGGTGCCTTTCGGATGGGGCGGCGTCGCCTTATTGGGTGGCGGCGTCGAGCTGGATGGTGATCTGGTATCGGGGCTGCGGCGGCGGGCCGGGGTCGGGGAAGTCGATGACGCTTTCCACGCCGACGGCGGCGATGGGGTCGAGCAGGTCGAGGTCGAGCAGTCGAGGCAGCAGCGTGCCGGTGGCGAGCTGGCTTGCCTGCCATCGGCTTTCCGCCCATACCTGCACGGCGAGGATGGGGTGGCTGCTGTATTCGAGTTCGCTGCCGCCGACCCGTTCGATGGTGACGAGCCGCTTGGGCCGGTCGGCGGGCACTTCGAGGTATGCGGTCAGGCCGTCGCCGGCGGGGTCGGCGTCGATCCAGTCCTTGACCGTTTTTTCGAGGTTGAGGCTCATCGCCGTTTCACCGACTTGAGCAGCGTGTTGTGCTTCGCGTTGTCCTCCATCGCCTTCACGTTGCCTTCGGAGCCGTGCCCGGTCGTGGCGAGCGCGACGCTGCCTTTGGGGGTGCTGACATGGGTTGCGGCCTCGTAGGTCGCGCCTTCGACCTGTGCCATGCTGTTGGCACGGGCGGCGATGAGCGCGGCCTGCTGGTCGATGGCATGCTGGATGGGTGCGGATTGGCGTACCGCACGGAAGCCGGCGAGGTTGAGTTTGAACTTTGCCATGCGTTGCTCTCCTAGCCTCTGGTGTCGGCGAGTTCGACGGTGAGGTTCCATCGGGTCGGGGTCATGCCGCCCGTGTAGGGGCGGGGGTCTCCGATCACGGTGTATTCGACGCCGTCGATGACCGCCTTGGCCCCGCGCAGGCTCCGGTAGGGCCATGCGCGGGGCATGTGGATGGTTTTCGCGGCTTGGATGCCGTCGGGGCGGATGCCGTCGGTGAGGTTCGATTGGCCGCCGTCCTGTATGAGCACGTCGTCCACCTGTTCCTCGCGGGTGTTCCAGATGATTCCGCCGCCGGGGTCCTCGCCGGCTTTGACGCGGTGGATGAGAGTGATGGTCTCGCCTCTCATGCCGCGCCTCCGGCCATGTCGTAGGCCCATGCCTCGCCGTCGCCGCCCAACGCTTCCTTCTCGCTCGTGGTGAGGTAGAGGTCGCCGGCGGGGTTGGCGTAGCTCAGGCTTTCGCTGTAGCTGCCGGCCGTCTGGGTGGACTGGGTCACGCCCGACATGTCGGGGCCGGCCTGCATGGCTCGTTTGACGGCCATGCAGGCGATGCGCTTCAACGTGGCGGGCTTGGCGTTGGCCCATTGGGGGCAGGTGGTGCGGATCAGGTCGCTCGCGTCCTGCAGCAGCGTCTCGGCGCGGGTTCGTTCGTCGCCGGTGAGCGCGTGCCATCGGGCTTCGAGGTCGCCGACCTGCGCGAACGGCTTCTCGTCGTCCGTTTCGTCCTCTCCCCCGCCGTCTTGCGTCATGGTTGTGCCGTCGGACAGGTTGAGCGGGGTGCTGGGGTATCCGTCCATGCGGGGTCTCCTTAGGCGAGGATGCCGGCGGCCTTGAGCTTGGTCAGCGTGGCGTTGACCTTCGCGATGATGGCCGCCGAGTCGGCGGATG